GTCTCACCACAAGAACCTAATAAGATGTTGCCCGTCGCGACCTATCACCCTGTTTTTAAAACTCCCACGCTTACCATCTATAAAGACAACTTCTTCGACAGTTTCGTCGTCGCTATTCGCGGTACTGCCGACTGGACTGACTTTAAAGCGTGGTTGCCTACTGCAACTCAGACCCTAACCAGCACTGACAGATGGCAGACTGACTATAATGCTCTCTCTCACTTTCAGCAGACGTTCCCACCTGATAAATACATCTACTACGGCGTCGGTCATTCTCTCGGCGGTGCTATTTTAGACGAGTTCATTAAGAGGGGTATGATTCAAAAAGGTCGCAGTTATAACCCAGCAATCCAAGTCGGCGACATCCGTGACGGGGATTTAGCGAATATGAATGCTCGTATATATGCTTCCGCTGACCCTCTCTACAATTTAGAAGGTCGGTATAACCACCCAACAGAAGTGAGACCATCACCGCCGACGAGTGGATTATTTAACCCACTCACAAGAATAAGAGACCAACACAGTCTTCAAAATCCTCTCTTCTTCGGTGGATCACAACCTCTCGACGAGGCGTTATATGCCCGTGTAAAAGCGGAGGCAGACAAGAAGTATAAAAAGCACAGTGCATACAAAAGCGGGTGGGTAGTAAAACGCTATAAGGAACTCGGCGGTAAATATAAGGGCGAACCCGCAGGATTAAAACGGTGGTTCAAGGAGGAGTGGCAGGATGTAGGCAGTAAAGAAGGTGACTACCCTCTTTATCGCCCTACTAAAAGGGTCACTAAAGACACGCCGAAGACCGCGAGTGAGGTCGGCGAACTTCGGTTGATTGTGCAGGATAAACTAAAGCAGAAGATTAAAGGTAGTAAAAATCTCCCGAAGTTTTAATCTCGGTAATATAATAATGCCAGTCATCACCCACGTCGTAAAACATATTTTTTCATACCCTGTGTTCTTTAAAATATGGGTTGCTCGAGAGATTTCAATCCAGAGATTTATCTCTTTGAGACATAATTCACTACAATCTCATCATAAGTAAGACCGGTTTCTTTCTTCACGCTTTCCATGTAGTCGTGGAACTCGTGTAGATCCTGATTATGATTAATAAGTTGATTAATCCTCATCACATCCCACGCACCGCACGTCGCCACACCATCCTTTTTGCTTTGATAAGCGACAGGGTTATATATCGACCTAAACTTACCTTTCGCCTTATTCAGTAGCATTGAGAGGTAGGGTTTGCTCTGTCCGAGCATCGCATTATCACGAGGGTTATTCCATCGCAGGGGAGCGTCTATCTTACTGCCATACGAGCAGAAGAACTCTATCGTATTGCCATACCTCATCAGTGCGACCCAGTGTCCCGATCCGGGGGTCTGCTCATATAATAAAAAGACATAAGACTTATCTTTTGGAAGCAGTTGCTCGATGTCGCTCAATTTAGCGAGTGCCGAATATCTCATAATCTTCGCGTTCGGGAGATACTGACGAATGTCTCCGTCGTCCATCGGTTCCTCTATTGTCTCTTCTACGACCGGATTGTCCTTCTTGCCCTCCAGCACATCTTGCGGTGGCAGTACGGGTTTGCCCTTTCCTTCTAACGCCTTTTGTAACTCCCCTTCAACATCGGGATTACCAGACTCTAACGCCCTTTCTACCATCTGTGCATAAAAGTTTGCTATGTCATTCAATAGGTCATTTCTACTTTTACCTGCGAATGGCAGTTCCAACGATTTCGCATACTCTTTTATTCCGTCTATATCCTTATATTTCTCGGCGAGTGCCTTGTATGCAGTTTCGAACGCACTCGAAACTAACTCCTGCCGTTCGATAATATCAGCGAGTGGTTTCGCCCAATCATCGCCCAGTGTTCCCAATTCTTCATCCGTCACGGGGTCGAACACACGGCGGTCTTTGTCTTTAAGACCTGGTCTACTCTTTTCTATAAAGTATGGGTTGGTGTCGTATTCTATTTGCGTGACCTCTACCTCTTCTGGGTCTTCTTCTTCGTCTGAACCTTCTTCCTCTTCTTCCTCTTCTGATTCTGAATCTGGGTATGGGTTAGGACCTTTCCCTAATATATACATAACCATTTTGGGGACATTTTCTAACGAGTCGGATGCTTGGATTTCTTCGTTCGAGAGAAGATTATCATAAATCTCATTAACAAGCGTCTTCTTATTTTTGTGCAGTATCCTCTCGATGCCCTGCTTCTTCGCCAGTGGTATTAAATCCTTCTCCAGATTACCATCCATCAGTAGCATCTTATACAGTTGTAGCGAGGTCAGATCTCCCGCCTTCGGTGCGACTACCTCCGCCTCGGGTGCTTGTTTCAATATCTTATCTATAATAACCTTCTTCGTCTTTCCATCTAAACCTTTAACACCTTGAGATTTACCATATTCTATCAATTTAGGGACTGACATTGCTTCTAACTCCGCCTCGGTCTTCCCGCCACCCGACAAACCGCCACCCCATAAAATATTGATCGCCAATGAGTTCGGACTGTACATGTCCTTCGCCCAGTCGCCTTTTATATTCGTCGCCCGTGCGAGGTAGGCGGAGCGGTGCTTCTGTGCTTCGTCCACGCCCTCGTCGAGAGAATACTTTATAAAATCACCATAACCCTTTCTCCCGAACTTGACACCTCTCAACTCTAATTTATGTTCTCCGTCATCTGCACGACGCAGACTGTTCCAGTCCTTATACCCCGCCCTCTTCGCGAACTCTTTCGCCATTGCTATATACTTGTCGATCGCACCTCCCGAGAGATGAAAAAAGGGCGACAGCAATGACGACCAACTACCCTCCTCACGCTCTTTCTTTTTCCGCTCCGCTTCTTCTAATTCCCACTTATCACGCTTCTCCTGTTCTCTCTGTTCGGGAGATTTAAAAAAGTCTTGAATGCCGTCGACAACTTGTCCGATTCCCGACGATATGTGCGGTGCGAGATACTCTGCCATTTTCCTTGCCAACTCATCGTCGCTTTGCTCTCCACCCCGCAGGTATTCCATGGCGACATCGTCGGGTGACTTTTCACCACGACAGATTTTACACGCTTCTTCGCGTTTTCGTTTTGCTTCCTGATATTCCGGACCACCGAAAACTTCGTCCCAATCAACATCCAAATCACCACCGCCCTTTATCACATTCTTATAGAAGTTCGCTCTCCGCTCCGTCGTAGGTTCAAAATCCTCCTTGTTCGAGAGAACATAATTCGCGAATTGCGGTAGTTGTTCCTTGCTATACCCGTGTGCCTGTGCCTGTTTCGTAAAACTACCCCACTTCATCTTATCAAAATCAGGCACCGCTCCACCCCGCAGGTGATAAAAGGGCGACCCCGAACCCATATACATCATCGGGTTCGTCGGGTCGAACGGCATCGGTTTAAATTGCGTCGGATCGCCCACGAACTGCGGTTGTTCCGGTAGGTCTTCCGGTTGGTCTGGTTCTACAGGCATCTTGACCTGACCTTCGAACTGCTTCTCGTAGTCTTCTTTGCTGATTGGTTTGCCTTCGGGGTCGAGGTACACATCTTCATCTCCACCCCACCACCAATTATCCATGTCTTTCGCTAAACTCATTCTATATGTATATTATAATCTATACATATAAAATTATATCACTCCTTCTGCTTTCTTTGCAAGACGCAAGTTGCGACGCTTCTCGGAGATTTCATCACGGTTTTTATAGTAGTATGCGAGAGAACATTTCTTCGCGGTCTCGTGGTATTTCTCCGGATGCTCTCGTCGCCATTTATAGATCGCGTCGCGATGTCTCTTCCATTCTTCGGTTTTCTCTTCTTGTGCGTTCATCTCGTATAGTATATACTGATATTATATTTATATTACTTTAGTATATAATCCTTCTGCATACCGACGGAGTGTGCCATTGCCTCTGCGTCTTTCGCTTTCTCTTCTTCTACCTTGCCATATTTTTCCGTTATATAGATATGTCGCAGAGCGGACGAACCCACACCCTTACCAAGCACCGAATTAATTAATCGTGTTATAGAGTTGAGTTGGTGGAGCGGTTCGCCGTCGCGATATACTAAAAACGGGACGGGTTCTTTCTTCTGCTTACGACCCTCCCAGAGATTGGGGTGATGTTTTAAATAGAGGGATACGATTGCCCTTAATTCTGGTTCTATCGCTTTGCGGAACTCCCCATACTTTTTACTGGTTTTATATTTATTGAAAATAAACTCCCCTTTCTTCGTGTCTAAATAATTCACCGTCTGGGGCAGTTCCTCACTATAAGTCGGCACAATCTTCATCTCTAAATAGTCACCGTTTCGGCGGGGCGGTTGCAGGACGTAGAGAGAGGTCACCAGCAACTTCAACAGATCATTAAACGCCGATTCTTTGCTAAAGTCCGTCGTCTCCAATACCTTCGCTTTCAGGGCATTATACTTCTCGAGTACAGCATCCCACGACGGCATTCCCTCCTTCGACTTCCCGCCGTTTTCCTTAATCTCCTTATTCTTATCCATCATCATCTTATAATACTCACCATACAGTTTCTTATGTTTCGCTGATGTTCCCGCCAGATTCAACG